GTGTTAAACAATGCACACCACCATCCCAAAACCAACGATGTCTCTGTGTACATATCACAGGTTCTATCTTGTGTTTCTTTAAAAAATCAAAAACTCGCTCATTGTAATTGTTGACCAACACCAGCTCTGGATTAATAGATAGCATATTAACTTCAAACACAGTCTCTTCACAATAGCCCACCCAATTGCCCAACCAGCTCTCCACATAGTTGATTAATTGATCATTGTGTTCTTCGCCCTGTATCCACCATTTGCCACCCACTTTCTTTTTCATGGTACGGAAAGGTGATAATTGATCCCAATACTTGTCTTCTAAATAAAGAATATCCCATCCTGGAAACTTCTCTGCATAGTTCTGTAGATCGTGTAGAGTGACTATCACTCCTGGTTTTAGAATACACCAAGTGGCATCTCCATGTCCGCCCATCTCTTCCGTGGCTTGTATATTAACTCGGAAACCTTGCGATTCCCATAGTTGTTTATGATGTTGTATAATGGGAGAGTCTTTCCAACCTGGTGTGTTGGTACCCCAAAATATATCTCGACCCAATAGATGTATGAATGATGTACTCAATAATCTCTGTTGGTCTGGTATGTTGTTTTGATCTATGTTTAATTCATAAGTGAAGCTGGGATCGGTGTAATCCATATATCTTTCAGGATAGTACATTTTATCGCTGTCAATATTAGCAAAGATATAATGATACTCTGGCAAGTTGTTAGCCACAAAACATCCTTCTCCTACCACAGCCATGTCATCTCGAGTTTGTTGCGGCGGCTTTCTACGATAGGCAGATAGATCATCTGGGGTTTCGCTCATGTTAGGACGATGCACCTCTACTCCAAACTTCTTTAGAGTATTGGATAAGTTTTCTAAATCCTCTTTGGTTTCATCAATAACTCTTGCCAACGGAGATAATATTTTATCTTCTTTGATGTGTTTAAACTTTTCAATAGGAAACACATCTCCCACAATAGCAGTCTTTAATGGATCAAATGTGCAATAACCCTTTATTGGAATCATAGAAATTTTAACTCTCGACAATCTGGGTAAGGTTTATATTCTGGAGCAAATTGTCCTCTCTCTTGATATGCTTGTAATTTTATCATGGCTGATTCTGCTTCTTCAATCCTCATCATGTAATGATATCCTTGTTCAAACATCTCTTGTTCTTCCCATCTAACGACAGACAAGTCTCTGCCATCGTTGCTCATCTGTTTTAATCTTTTATAATGTTCTTCATTGTCTAATAGTATCGCACCACCACGAATGTTGTCCAATGGTTTGCCTGGACCAAAACTTAGGCATTGGTATTGTCCTGTATGATACATGCCTGGCCTCAGCATACGAGCACTATCCCACACCGGTGTTTCTTTAAAACGATATTCTCCCAGCCACATATAGAAATTCAAATCATAATTTACGCCCAACAATCGTAGAGTTTGAGGCACAGATAGATAGGTATGAGCCGGCAGAGAGCAAGCCTTTATGTCCAGTAATCTAAAGCATAATTCAATAGCATGAGTACAGCAATCGGTGGCTACTACATAAGGTGCTCCTGTGAATTCAGCTAACGCTTGTTCAAATTTGGTAATTGTATCGTAATTTTTTGTCATTGGATAATTAACTGTGTATTTAATTATGCCAGTATTACAGACAGGAAACCTTGGTATTAAAGTTGGTGTGGATTTTCATAATCTACCATATCGTCGCAAACCCGACGCGGTTATTGACAACATGAAAAATCCAGCAGTGTTGGGAGAAATGTTCGCAGACATGGACAACAATGGCACTTACAATTTTAATTATCTAAACACGCAAGGGTGGAACAACATGGCTTGGTGCTTCTACAGATTGAATCCTGGTTGTGTGGTACCACGGCACGTGGATCATTTTATCAACTATATGAAGTATTACAAAATAGAGGATCGATCCAAAATAGTTAGAATGTTGGTGTTCCTAGAAAATTGGAAGTCTGGACATTACTTCGAAGCAAATAATCAAAGTTTCACACACTGGCGAGCCATGGACTATGTCATTTGGAGTCACGATACTCCACATCTAGGTGGCAACCTAGGTGATGAAACGAGATACACTGTGCAAATCACAGGCACTATTGATTAATCGTTATTTAAATTTTCTTCTCTCAGTATTCCAACTAGGCCAAACCCAGTTATCTGGTTGAACTCCCCAATAGAAAGCATCATAAGAGTAAGCACCATACTCTATTTGATGTTCTGTAGCTCGATATGCAGATTCTAACATTCGTTTATTCTCTTGCACCAAGTTTTGATAGTTAGATTGACATTTTTTAAACACAAGCACAGGATCACTGTCTAACAATGCTTGACAATTTTTTTCTATGTGTTGCCAATTCTCTCTTAATTTTTGTGGAGTACTGATATCCAACTGATCATATTCGGGATAAGGTAAAAACTCTTGAAAGCAATCATAACCTCGATCCGTTAAGTGTTTTAATGTGCCTGGTTGACTCAAAATTATAAACGGGTGATGATTAAAGATTGTTCTAAAAGTCTTTTCTGTGCAGAAATTATATTCCCAATCCCATTTTACTTTGGTTTCTGGAATCAAACTGAGCTGATGTGTTTGATAGATTGTGTGATCATACGGCACACCTGCCATGTGGAATGCTCCTATGTTGCTCTCTCCATTGGTAACTTGAGCTGAATCTGGACTGCCTTGATATTTGTTCACTAATTCCGATATTCTATTTTCTGATAAATCACACACACCTGTGGCATGTTTCATATCCATGTTGTTGTTCCAGAACAGACTAGCCGTAAATTTTAATTCGCTCTTATCTAAAAGATCTAATACAGGCAGTCTATTAGTGCTGAGAGGCTTTCCTGTTAAGAATAAAATTTTTTTGTTTTGAGTAGTTATTTCTGTGTTATATTTTTGCTCATTGACTTTGTGATAGAATGCTTGACTCTGTATGTTGTTATCACAAAACACGATAGGAAATCTCTCCCATTGGGAATTGGGCGGTCTTTTTACTCCTAAATTTAAAAACAAGCCAATGTTTTTATAATTTCTAACACCACACCAATCAATCCAAGCATCCACAGCATGACCACTAACGTCGTTGGTATGTTCCAACCAAATAAAATTATTTGGATTATCAAATAATAATCTCGCTCTATCGTTGAGTTCCTGATCAGGAAATCCTTTGCGAGAGTCTGGTACTAGATGCTGTACTCGTATGATATGATGTTTATAACTCATTATAGATATGTCCTGTTTATTTTTAAAAGAGTTATATCAGCATATACTCTTTTATTGTGTTCTAATATATCCTTTATATTTTTTAATATAGTCTTCATCTCTGTTAAAGAGAATTGAGATATTATATCTAATAATTTTTCTATGTAATGTAGTCTATCCGCTCCTTCGTGATTATCATAGTCTTCATCCCAAATATCATTAAAAGTTTTAAATCCCAGTCTTCTTAAATTTTGCAGATAGTTTCGTGGACCAAACACAATGAACGGTGTGCCTGTTAATAATGGTCTTGCCATCTTCTCAGTAAGATAAAATGTTCGACCTTGATGCATGGTTTCGCACACCACATCAAGAAATATTTCATTATAGCGATCGATAAAATCATAAGCACGATCATAATTGATCCACCCAGTGTTGTCGTTGTTTAATCGGTCTTCTTCGCAGAGATGCATAGGCAAATGATTTACAAAATTTGTTACTTGTTCCAATAAATCTCTTCGACAGAATCTAGCCATATTAGACAATAATTCATCAATGTGTAGATTGGCTGGCTGTCTAGGATCTTTAAGATGTTGCCAAAAACTTATCAAAGAATCATCTCTGTATTGGTTGAACAATCGAGCGGACAGATAGAATCTATGCCACGAAGCTCGGCCTATGAATATACCAAATTTCTTTTTTATATCTTTGGTTCCTGAATAAGATATAGTTTTACCATATTCGAATGGATACGCTCCAGGCACAATCTTTATATTAGGCCACACACCCTTGTCCTGTATCATATTTTCAGTCATAAGTGATATGGATTCTTTCTTTATTGATTGCTCTTTGCAAAACTTTTCTAAAAAATTTAAAAAACCAATATCATCTACTCTGACACACTCAAGAGCAGGAGCATCTTCTAATTGTAAATTGATAATATCTTGATCTTTGTTATTCAATAGATAAGACATAAGATCTGCTGTGTTAACCACTGATCCTTCCACAACTTTGACTGAGAATTGCATGGAAATTATTTAACAGACAAAAAAGAAAGGTTTAAATAAAAACAATGCGAGTCTTTACCAAAAATGAATATGGTCGTCTAAAATCAGTAATAGTAGGTCGAGCAGACCATGCTAACTGGCCTACAGGAGACATTTTTTTTGATAGAATGATGTCACTGAGTACGTATCCAGACACTCTTAAAAGAGGACCTGTAGCCGATCACGTGATTAAAGAAGCTCGCGAAGACCTCTTTGCATTTATAGATCTTTTAAAAGAAAACGGAGTATCAGTCCATAGACCTGAGATAATGGATTGGAGAAGAACTACAGCATCACTAGATCATGTGACCACAGGCATGCACAGTTATAGTGCTAGAGACCTACTACTTTCTGTAGGCAATATGATTATTGAATGTCCTACCCCTTTTATTAGCAGACAGAATGAAACACGAGCCTATCACGTGATTAAGAATGAAGCTATAAAAGATGGCTGTCGTTGGATCGCCGCACCACGAGCTGTGATAGAAACAGCCGAATGTGTGGTAAAAGAAAGCAGAATGAATCTCACAGAAAGATATCCTATCTTTGATGCTGCCAACGTGATGAAGTTCAATGACAAGTTGCTATATTTGGTTTCTGGTACTGCCAATCATGCAGGTGCAGAATGGTTACAAAAAATAGTAGGTACAGAATTTGAAGTGATCAAATGGGAAGGTGTTTATGCTTTCGCTCACATAGATTCTACTATATCTTCTCTCAATGAAGATACTATATTAGTCAATGCTGAGCGAGTCAAAGAAGACACTCTACCTAAGTTTTTAAGGTCTCACAAAAAGATCTGGTTTTCAAAATGCACAGAAAGAAAGTTTCATAAGTTTCCTTATGCTAGTAAATGGATAGGAATGAATATACTTTCTATAGATCCAGAAACAGTTATAATCGATCCATCACAAACATTTTTAAAAAAACAATTAAAAGAAGCAGGATTCCGAGTATTAGATTCAGAGCTAAGACACAGTCGTACATTGGGCGGTGGACATCATTGTATAACCTGTGATTTGGAGAGACAATGAAAATAGGATTTATAGGTCTCGGCAAGTTAGGAATGCCCTGTGCTGAAGAGATAACACGACAGCACGAAGTGATAGGATATGACGTGGAACATAGAGTAAGCCCACACGTGAAGATAACACAGGATATTAAAAAAGTATTTGAAGGAACTGAGATAATATTCATAGCAGTGCCTACTCCTCATCACCCAGATTACGACGGGTCCAAACCCACCACACACCTACCAGTGAAGGATTTTGATTATTCTTTAGTGATAGATGTATTAAAACAATGTCAACGATATGCTCATAAGAATCAGATAGTGTCTTTAATCAGCACAGTGCTACCAGGTACCACACGCAGAGAATTTGCTCGATACACTCGAAACTTTCAATTCGTTTACAATCCTTATCTAATTGCCATGGGATCTGAAGCCTATGACATGGTGCACCCAGACATGGTAATCATTGGAACAGAATACGGAGAAGACACAATAGCGAGCCAAACCCTGTCTAAGTTCTACAAGAAGCTGATATTAAACAATGCTCAGCAGATGACAGGCACTTGGGAAGAAGCAGAAGGATTTAAGATATTCTACAACACAATGATATCAGCTCGACTATCGTTGGTCAACATGATACAAGATGTGGCACAAAAAATTGGACATATGAATGTGGACAAGATCACAAATGCATTTAAACAAGCCTCTGTAAGGATCACAGGTCAAGGATATTACAAAGCAGGCATGGGCGATGGGGGTGCTTGCCATCCTCGAGACAATATAGCACTCAGCTGGCTAGCAAAAGAATTAAATTTAGGATATGATCTTTTTGCCGCAATATCTCACAGTCGAGAACAGCAAACTCGCAACATGGCAGAATTTATTGCTGATGTGTGTTGCCAAGAGAATAAACCTTGTGTGATCAATGGCAGAGCTTATAAACCCTCGGTGCCATACACCATAGGATCTCCCAGTGTGCTATTGGGCGGATATCTAAAAGAAATGGGAATTAATGTTAGCTATGCAGATTCAGAAACAGGAGATGTTTTAATAGGAGAACAAGATTGTGTATGCGTGATGACACACGATCCTCAAACCACATACAGTCACACAGGTAAGAAATACGAGCAGAAGTTATACTTTAATTTAAAGCTGGGCTCTACAGTAATTGATCCCTGGCGTTGTTTCAAAGACGATAGATATAAAATAATATATTACGGTACTAAAAAGTAATTCGTAATTTTATTATATTGTTGTTTATTAAAAGAATCAATTTTTGCAGTATCCAACATCAATTGCTGATTGTGTTTTCTAATACTCTCTGTTTCTTGATATAGTTTTTTATAATCACAACTCTTAATATATTTTAATGTAGAAATAATTTTAGCAATTCTTTTTTCTAAATTAAGTTCATTGTCATAAGATTCATCATAAAAATCTGAGAATGTTTTAAATCCACGAACTTGTAAATTCTTTAAGAAACCCGCTCCCGATAATACAACAAATAGATGTCCAGCAGCCAACGACTTAAACGTCTTCTCGCTGATGTAATGTATATTGTTATCATCCAATGTTTCTGCAATTACAGAACAAACAGTATCGCTGTATTGCTGAACGTGAACCATTCTAGTTTCAGCACAATAAAAATCTATGTGTTTGCCTTGCCATTGAGGCCACTCATATCTATTTTCTATAATGTTTTTAAACTCTGCATCGTTAAAACTCCAAACACTGTTATCTAACAATCTATTGTATTTCATTTCACGAGCTAGTTTCACTCGAGTGGGTGTGCTCTTGCCATTGAGAAACAGGAAGTCTTTTGTTTTATCATTGTGGTTTATATATAATTCTTTATTAACTTTAAAAAAATCTGCAGTGTTATCTTGATTTAAAAAATGTCTATCCCCAAAAAAGTTATTTGCTCCAGGGGTTGATATTGCCCATTTTTTTGTATTATAATTTTCTTGTAGTATGTTTTTAAATCCAGCAAATTGATGCTCTGGGTATAACAATATGCCAGTGTGCTCAGAAGTATAGAATATAATATTATGTTTATTGACAGTCTCTCTTGCTAAGGATATATGCTTATCCACACTATCTTTATCATGCCAACCAAGTAGATAGTTTTCTAATCTTAAAATTTTATAGTTATTATTTTGTGAGAAGTATTGTGATAACAGTTTCATTCATCTATTTAACTTGTCAAGACTATGAAACAAAAAAGGGCGACACTAGGCCGCCCTCTTTGTAGTAAATTAATCCGGAGATTAATTATGCAGAAAAGTTAATTACTTTTCTTCCTGACTTTCTTAATAAAGAAATTACATTAGCTTTGATTGATAAAGCAGATGATTTAGGAGCAGTTCCTAAAACATTTACGTTAAAATCAATGCCTTTAGAAATCAGCTTGTTAGTAGCTGTTTTTCTTGCAGTGTTTCTCACGTTCAAGTTTTTGAACTTGATTTTTCCACCGTGAACTTCACCATCAACCATATAAGCAGATGCTGGTTCAGCGAAAACACCAATTTGTTTTGCTCTAGTTTTGAACTCTCTCGTATAGATTACGAAGTTGCTAGTTCTTGACATGTTTTTCTCTTCCTTTGTAGTGTGAGAAGCAGAGCTAGATTTTTTAGACTTACCAAATAAGTTAAAAAACATTATAGTCCTCTTTCTCGTTAGTTAATACTGCTATCAGAACATTCCGATAACATATAAAAATATATTTTACACGAAATTCTAAATATGTCAACCGCTAAAAGTCTTTTAAAATCAACAAAGAAAACACTAGATCATCTTTTTTTAATGTCTTTCCTGAACGAAGTGCTATGATTGTTTCAATATTAAAGTAATTGTATTGCTCTGCATCCGTCTTCTGCTCCCAACTATACATATTGCCAAATCCGTTTTTCTCAGTATTAGGATTGTGGTTTGGAGGAGTAGCACCACTGAATGTATGATAAGCAGGATTCCAATCCAATCCGTGTTCAGTAACCAGTATTCTATAACCTTTGCTTACTCTAGCACGCCATGGCCAAAATATTGCTAATATGTTCCATAGATTGTTGCCCTGTTCATCTCGCTCATCCCACATAGTACCATGCACCATTTCAGTTACTAATATCCGTCTACTTAAAACATTTTCTTGTTCCGTCATATCAAATGGCATGGGTATGGTAAATGATAATCGAGTTAATCCTTGTATGCCTTGACAGTGTCTTATGGTTTTATTATTACGCCATTCATCAGATCGATATTTTGTTAAGTCTCCTCGCAGGTTTTTGTACCACTCAGGCATGAAATTACGACAAGGTTGTGGGGGTGGACACTCCACATCTCGCAGGAACGCATCTACTCTTGCTGATTCCCAAGTAAGGAAATCATTTACTCGAACTTCATGAGGTTGATTAAGCATCGTCTTTTACATTGGGCAAATGAAATAGGTCTATACCCTCTTCTAATAGTTCTTTAACTTCTTCTTTGCTGGGAGTACCATAAAATCGGTCATCTCTCTCACCTTTTTCGTGTTTCCTATATTCTTTTACAAAACGATCACCCACATTATCAAAATCTGTTACGATTTGTTTTCTTATTTTACGTAATATATCTTTGGCTCTGGATGCTGGTATCATGGTGTCATCTGTGAATTGTCCTCTGTAGAATTCTTCTTTGTCTAATTGACTCTTGTTTTTTGTTTTAGTCTTTGATTTATTTTTATTTTTACCTATCCTAGGAGCCATGATAGCTCTGTCTACTTGATTGCTATCACACATGGGACATATTAATAGTTTCTTCTCTTGCTGTCTTTCAAACTCTGCTATGTTTGGAAACCACCCATCAAAACGATGTTCGTTGTTACAAATTAATTGGTATTTGATCATGCAAATACTTATTGTACACTAATTGTTATCGTTGTCAAATCATTACATTAAATATCATACACAATGACAAAAAAGATATTAATAACTGGGTGTAGTTACGGCTGTGGAGAGTGGAGTAATAATCCATACGGTAATACTCACAAGGGTATTGCCGCATATCTCGAGGAAAAAGGTTATACAGTAACTAACGTATCAAAACCTGGAGCCAATAACTGTGTGGCATTAGAAAATATAAAAAAAATACACAAAGAGTTTGATTATGTGATTTTTTTATTAACAGCCGTGTCTCGTGATGTGAACAGTTACTTTCCCTATGATTCTACGGTATCCGCACTGGATAATGCAAATAAAATTGCGAACAGAGTTATAGAAGAGATTTATAAAGTATGTGGGACAAAAACTATTTTAGTAGGAGCATTATATAAAGTACCAGCAAACAATTTAAAGTTCTTAGCACAAATAAACGGAGTGGATATACTCATACCCAATAACAAATTCCCAACAACCTATTTTAATCCTCATGATCTAATGAGCCTACACAATGGTCTAGGTCATATAGATTTAAAAACTTTTAAAAAAGAAATTCTAAAATGCAATGATGAGTACTTTTGGAAGACCATGGAAGAGCATCCTGAATACTATCAACCCGACGGCGTGCATTGGAACAGAGAAGCACACAGGATTATCACAGAAGAGATATTAAAATATCTATAGAGACAATAGGTCTTTGAATCTATCTATATTGTTTTGTACGTGAGCGGGCAGTTTCTTAATATGATATAATGACAAATGATCTGTGTTATGAGCATAATTGAATCGTCCACCCCATATATCTTTTTTGTTTGCTACACAATCATCTATGTGTTGCTGAGAAATAAACTCTGCTCGTTCATTGTGTGCATAAGAGGACACTTTATATAATATATCTTTCGCAGATGAACAATAACTAAAATGCCAACCACCTCTCTGTATAACTTGTTTTTTTAAATCATTGTACATTTCCATTTTAATATAAGGACGATCATGTATCCTAAACTCTGCTGGCCAACCTAAATATTGATATCGAATGCCTTTGGTACCATAGAAAGGAGTCAATCCAGAATTCAACAGATTTAATTTTAATTGCATACAATCCTGTTTGAATATAAACAAGTCGTTGCTGAGATCCATATTGGATAGTATAGGTATCTCATCAGCATCTGACAATAACACTATGTCGTTGGGTTCAGCATCAGACAAACCCAACCCAATGCTGTTGCGAAGATAAAACTCTCTGTACATCTGCTCATAGCTAAAATAGGTCCAGTAATCTTTTTTACTGTAATCAGCTCTACCATCTGTGACAGGGTGGTATCTTATTTTGTGTTTAAACTTTGGAAAATTGTCTGCATTGAATAGATATTGTTTAGATTGTCCAGAAAAAGTAGTGTTGGATTCTACAATAACAAAGTAATCCACACATGAGTCAAGCTCATGGAACCTTATCTCAGCAAGGTTCTGCTCACCATTATATAGAAAGCAATCATAGATTTTCATTGTTTTTAAAAAAGAGCAGTGTGCTTCGACACCACGGTGCTCGTAAGAGTTTATCTGTGTTTCTTAATATTTTTGTTTCAGATTCTATGTTAGAGAAATTGTTCTGTTCAAATCGTTCCAACCAATACTCGGTTTCCTGACAGTTCACATGATGGTATCCATCCTGTCCTGGTGTGGCATGACTGAATAGAACATATCTACATAATTTTAATGAGGCCAACCAATTGTCTTCATATTGTTGTTCCACATGCTCAGCAAACTCTGTACACAAGCCAAGATCAAAAGAATGTTTAGGCACATATTTGTCCACAGTATAATCATGTTGTATCGTAATCTCGGGCAATATGGATTTGGCTATAGCTGTGGGATCTCCTTCGATGCCCAGTGCAGGCGACTTTCTATAATCTCGAAACCATTTTAAATTCTGTCCTGTACCACAACCAACATCTAACACTGATCTTAAACCGTATTTGATTGTGAGATATCCCCAAATGTCTGGCATATAGGTGTGTGGATCTCCACCCTCAATATAACCTCCTAAATGATTAGACATGCAAATATTTATAGATCAACTATTCCAGTACTGTAAGAACTCAGAGTTCCACTGATTATTAAAGAAATGTTTTTTATTGTGTTCTAGCACAGGACGAAGATTTTCTAGAACCACACGTGGATCCTTTTGACTCAATTCGTGCATGGCTTGTATAATCTTATCTATTCTTTGATCCTTGTTAGTTTCTTCGTCATACGATTCATCTATTTCAGAACCAAATGTTTTAAATCCTAAACTTCTAAATGCTCGTAGATGATGTTCTGATCCAAACACCACAAAAGGTCTCTGTGCAATTACGGGCTTGGCAAACTTTTCTGTGAAACAAGCAAATTTTGGGTTAGAAAATGTTTCACACACAAAACTATAATAAGTTTGATTATAGATTTCTGGATCTATTAGTTCGCTGATCCTAAGAGGTAATTGATCAATTGTTTCTGCTGTGTGTTGTTTGGGTTTTTTTACATAATTGCTCCACGAACCCTGATTAGGATCATTCTTAAAATATTTCATAAAAACTTTTTTGTTAAGAGGATGAGCATTAATTTTATTGTATATGTTGTCTTTATGACTTGCTGTTAAACCTAACAATACGTCCCAATGTAGAGGTACATCTTTATTTTTATTATTGATTAGTTTATATAACAATGAGTCTGATTCTTTGTACATATCATATGCCATGGGCCACAACATCTTCTGTACAAAATGTAATGGTCTATTAATTTCTACGTGTGATACTGTGCTGGCAAAAAAAGTTACATTGTCCTTTTTATCAAATCTATTGATAAAATCCGTAGTGGTAAGATAAGAATCACCGTTGTCTCCTGTGTAATAAAACCCTGGCTCATTGAAATGCACACAAACATGATCCGATATGGCCATGTGTTCTCTAATTTTAGAATAAAATTTTTCTGTTTCTTCATCACTCAATAACAAGTTTATAAGGAAAGAATATTTTTTACCTGTGGTTTTTTTAAATTTTTCCAAATTATAAAATATATTAGGTACTCGCTGATCTTTAACCCAGTAGAGGAAATCTCGATCTACAAATTTGTTAGAAAACTGCTGGTTATTGTTCATGCAACAAATACTTATTGTAGGCAGTTGACAGAACAAACAAACCATGTTAAATTTACAATTATGGCAAAAAAAGTATTAGCAACACAGATAGAAAGAAGTTACAAAGCTACCAGCGCAGGTCGCCCAGGCAATCTAACCAAAACTTCTAGCATGAACAAACACAAAAGAAGAAGTTTTAAGATTTATAGAGGACAAGGCAGACCTTAAATGACTAGCGAGTATGGAAAAACCTGGGATGGCAAATCACGTCCTGTGGATGACACATACCGTCAGAACTACAATGACATATTTGGCGATAAGAAAGAAGACTCTGGAGATCCTGAGCAGGATATGTTACTGATGGAAGAACAGGTGCGTGAAATTAAACGATTGCGGGCACACATAGGTAATATGCAGGTACAGATTGCAGATTATCAGCAGATAGTCAAAGAGTTGAGTGACAAAATAACTCTACTAGAAAAAAATATCTAAAGATTTTTTAAAGAATAAACCACAGCATCTCTACGTCTGCGGAATTTAACATATAGATCTTCTTTGTTATCAGTGCTACAGAACACATTGTATCGACCACCGTGGTTCTGTACGAATTCCTCAGGATCAAAAGCCATATAAAAATCTGTTTCTCTGTCTATCATGATTTTCGTCCCCCAGAACATGGGCCACCAGTGCAGCGGATTCCAACTCTCATATTTGTCTATGATTAAAGCAAAGAATCCCATCACAGGCAGTGTAACAAATAATGTAAGAGGTTCCACCCACCATACCATGAGATTGCCTATGGCCCAATCTATCCAATGTACTACCAACCAATAGATACCCCATATGGCTAACAATATACCTCCCAATAGAAGTCCATCTCCGTCCTCAGGCTCGTAATGATCTCGATAGTATCCGCGATGTTTTCTTCTACCAAATTGTGGAGGCAACATATATTTTTAGTTATCTAACACAAAATAAGTAAAATGAAAATATGCCCAAACTTTTACTACACAACAGAAACATGTATCTAGGCAATGCCAAATCTGGCACTACCAGTGTGAAAAAACAGTTTGATTCAATAAAGAGTAACGACAGTCTAGAAATTCCAAACTCTGATAATTTTACCAAAGAGTATCTACAAAGCATACAGAACCATTGTGATACTCTAGAGAAATTTGTGTTGTTCTTTCATGTGAGAGAGCCCTGGGATCGTTTCTTATCAGCAATCGCTACAGATATAAAAAGATCCGAGAATCCTTCTGCAGTGAAAGAAAGATGTGAAGAAATAAAAAACAAATACGGATTGATAAATCTCAATGATCCCAACAGTGTTCAAGCAGCAGGATTAAAATTAAATCTTCCAGCCGTTATAGAAACTGTATATAAAGTAATACTATTGACTCTACCACCCATGAAAGATAGAATAGAAAGAATAGATATATGGAATTACGGATCATTAAAAGAGTCCATGGAAGAGAATTGGAATTGTAAATTTGTTGCTCGAGAAAATGTCACACCCAACACAATAAAAAAGACTGTGTATGATTTCTTTGAACAGGAAACGCAATTCAAAAAAGAATGGATGGAAAAGAATAAAAGAGACTATGAGCTATATGAGCTAGTAAAAAATAAACCCGTACATTCTCTATCTTGTCGAGAATATATCAATAGATTCTACGAAAAACTTTAGCTAAAATAATCTTCAAGTTCTCCATCCCTATTAATATCAGCAGTGACACAATGAATTCCACCTCCCCAGAAATACCTGTGTCTGAAATGACTTACATGGACATTCATTCCTCGTTTTTCTAATTCATTAATAATTGTCGGAATATTGTTAAAAACTATTATATTCTTTTCATCTAAGCTCAGTATATTAACATCAAACACATTTTGTGAACAATACTCTTGCCACCCGGAATCTATCCATTCTTGAGCCAATTTATTTCTAGCAAACTCTCCATCTGATCCTCTATTCCATGCAAACCAACTTAATTTTCTTTTAAATTTCAACCATTTATCCATTTTACCCCAACTATCATGGGTGACGGCAATGACATCCCACCCTGGAAAATCTTTTTCATATCTAGGACTTTCGTAAAGACTTATTAATAGTCCCGGACGTAGCGGTCTCATCACACCGTCTGCCCATCCTTGCATATCATAAAACAAATTTTCATATTGAGGAGCAAACTGTGATGCAAATTTTTCAAAATCTGTTTTGGGTACAGGCTCCATGCATGCACCGCCCTGACTATAAGTCACACGTTTACCCATTTTGGTAATCCATCCTTCAGCGTTTATTTCAGTATCACTGTGGAATATCTTGTTGCCTTGTGCTGAAATGTGATCTAATATGTGTTGATAGTGAGGCAGTTGGTCCTCGTGAAGCCAATGTATTAATTTGGTGTCCATCATTGAGAACCAATCGCGTGGTTCCATTGGCGGAGGTAGACAGCAATCCATAGTTGGATAATCCTTCTCTCCATTAACGAAACCAAATTGTTTAAACCAAGCAGCGTGAGTTTTACGCATCCTCCAATCTGGAATGTCATGAACATTAGGCCTAATAACATTAACATTGAATGATTTTAATAATGCAATTAGATGTTGATAATCCTGCTCAGTTTCTTCGGCTATTTTACACCAAGTATTTCTTGTGTTTTTGTGACTTATAAACTTATAAAAATCAGGGCTATAACTGCGTCCTACAATAACATCTCTGAGTGTTTGCCACAGGCAATGCCTTTTAAACATAAATCAGTAATTTATTTTAAATTGTTCCTGATCAAAAGGACCTTCTTCTGCAGGTTTAACATATTTGCCATTGGCTTCCATGGTCAGTATTTCATCAATGTATGCATCTTCACAAGCAATAGGAAACCCTATTTGTTTAGATAGATTCAAAAGATAATCTTTACCGTAAAGAAAGAATAACTCTTGTGATAGATAGAATACATTATCTGTTAAATCTTTTAATTTAGCAAATTCTTCTACAGCGACAGGAGCAGTGTGTTCTCCTCGTCTAACTCTCAGTTGCTGATACTTTAACACATTCTTGTCTCGACCTATGATACCTAATATTATATTACAGTGTTTTTTTGCTTCGTTGATAAATTGTGCATATTTGGGTATTGAAAATTTTTTGTTTAATACATAAGGACAGCTAATACTAGTCATGTAATATTGAGATTGTGTCCAATCAAAATCTTTTAATTGTTCTGGATTCTGCCAATACTGTTGAAAAGGCTCTTGATCGTGTCCTACCCATACTCGATCATACAATGCTGTCCAACCCGTTACTGCTGAATGTAATGAAAATATTTTACTGAATAGATGATTACCCGATCCTTGTGGACCTGTGATTATTAATAGTGTGGGTTTTTCTATCGATGCCATTCTGCGTAGAGTCTCACACAAGAACGATCGGCGTTGCTCTCTTCTTTGCCAACAGTCTGTTTATAACCATGTTGATCAGCAAAAGATTGTAGAATCTCCAGAGTCCACGGAAAATAATCAATGTTCTCACAGAATCTGTTGGGATGATCTTGTCTGCCAGGATTCAATCTCCAATAGATACGACTTTTGGGTTTAAGGCAGGATACTACTTTAGCAATTTGTCCAGCAATAACATCTCGATTACCAAAGTTTATACTGCCTAGACAAGTGGCCACATCAAACAAACGATCTGGTTGGTAATCTTCTATAGTGGTCAGTATATCAGCATGAGTATTAGCCGGATCTATGGCCACAACTTGTTTGCCTTGTTTACGAAAATGATTGTCTCCACAACCCACATCTAATAACCACTCATCGTTGCTGATTTTTGATCCAACATCAGTCCAATTGCTGAAAGTAAATCCATCAGAAACAGGCCTCCAATGCTTGGAAAACCATTCATTTAACAGTGCTTGATCGTGTTTCAGATTATCCATATTGTATATTTGTTGTCTTTAAATAACGTCAATACTTATGAATAACAAATTTCCAGAATTTATTTTTGTCACGGGAGTGATAGGATCCATGTGGACAGCTCTCATAGAAAATGTACAAGAATCTGGAGAGTTCAATATCACTGATAGAAATTCCTCTAGACAATTTACCCATCATGGTAAAATACGACACCTAGGAGTATTTTTTGGCAGAGATCAAGAATATAAATGTAACCTAGATTATGCTAATCTTGTGTCTCCTTTCCGAGACAAGAGCGGATCTAAAATAGTGAAAGCACACGAGTGGGCACTCATGTTGGATGAGATTAAAGAAAAATATCCCTCGAGTTGGATATGGCTGATATATCGTCCCAATGATATTGCTTTAACTTGGTGGAACAAAGCGGGTGGATATGATATCGTTCATCCTATAAATGGTTGTGGACCAAAGAATTTCTATGATTCACAATATGAAGTGGCCAAACAGAATGAAGCAATTATGGAATTTGGACTCAAGCACAATGCTCTTTGGTATCATAACACTCCAAAATTTTATCAAGAAGTGTTTGGCATCAATGTAAATTTAGAAAATTTATCTGCCAATTCCAGCATATTGAACGCAGTTATAAAATGATAGAATTACTTGCTCAGTATCTACCCATATTGTTAATAGGGGTGGGCTATGGATTCATGTTTGGATTGATTCCTGTAGCGGGAGCCACAGTGGCCTTGATAGCCCTATACCCCTATGCTGAAAATTTTATAGGAGATCCATACAGTATGGTTGTGATGACCACTGCTGTGGTTATATCTGCCAGCATCGGAGACATGTTCAGCTCTGTTGTGTTGAACATTCCCGGGGGCGGAGGATCCGCGGCCACCATGATAGATGGCTATCCAATGGCCAAGAAAGGACAGGCCGCACGAGCGCTGTCAGCTGGCCTGTGCTCGGCCGCTGCTCAGTCCTTAATATGGGGTTTACTTTTTATAGTTTTGTTGCCTTACTATGTTAAAATAGTATACCTATTTGGCACTGCTGAGATGCTGCTCTTTTTGTTGCTGGCCATGACGGTTATCTGTTTTGTTTCCAACAGGTATTGGATCAGGGGGCTCATTGCGGCATCAATTGGAATGTTTGTTGGCCTGATAGGAGAAGTACCCGATGTTGTGGGAGAATACAGATGGACGTTTGGTTGGGACTACTTGAAGTCGGGCATAGAGATACTGCCCGTGGTGGCGGGAGTGCTGGCTATGCCGGAGATCATAGAGGGAGTCATGGGCAAAAACAAGATAGTAATCGCAGCCAAGAACACTTGGGCGCAGATGTGGCAAGGGGTCAAGGACTGCTGGAAGTACAGAGTTGATAGCTTGCGCGGAGGCGTAGTTGGTGGCATCATAGGAGCGCTGCCAGGACTGGGTGGTGGCATTGGTGATTACATTGCCTATGGTCTCACAGCTGCCAACAAGCGCAAAGATGACAAGGTTCCTTTTGGTCAAGGCAACGTGAGGGGAGTTATCGGACCGGAAGGTGCCAACCTTTCTCACAAGGCCACGGCATACTTGCCCACGGTGTTGTTTGGTATACCAGGTGCCCCATTTGAGGTGTTAGTCCTAGCGTTACTGGCCTATGTTGGGCTGGATCTTGGAAGCCCCAGACTGCTAAACAACCAGCAATTTTTCACTGCTCTAAGTTTTGGCTACATGGCCTCGTTGTTCATTACCGTTGTAATATCAATCTTTTTTATCAGGTATGCCATCAAGCTCACACAGATACCCAAGCAGATATGGTTCCCATTCCTGCTTATATCGATAGTTTGGGCCTGCACCAGACACACCGGTGGAATAGATGATTATATTATACTAGTAGTCATGTGCGTAATTGGTTTTGTGCTGCGATACCTCAAAATGAATCGCATTGCATTCTTGATTGGCTTTGTGTTGGCAGCCAAGATAGAAAAAATAGGAGGAGCATATTGGCAGTTGTATCACAAAGAACCATTGATATTCTTAACCAGACCCATGAGCTTGTTCCTATTGATTACCATAATCTGTATCATAATATACGCACTCAGATTTAAAGGCAACAAAATAGAGTACTATTAAATAATTTTACCAAAACAAAAGAAAACAAAAGGAAATAAAATGAAAAGACTGTTGTTAATTATAATGACCTATTTTTTAATCAATGTTTCATTCGCTTCTGCAAAAGATAAATTTACAACTATTGCACCACAAAATCCTAATCAGCCATGGTTAGAAGTTGTGAACAGAGAATGGACTAAAAAATTAGATGCTGAACTCGTAATCAAGTATCATCCAGGAGCCAAAGACATACCTGGAGCCAATGCTTGGGAAAAAGAATATCAGCACGATCCAAAGAATATCATGCTGTTGCATGGTGGCAACGCAGAATCATATCTATTGGATGAGATAGAATATGATTATAAAAATTACGCTTACGTAGGACTGCAAAACCTATCTCAGGTTGTGGGTAAAAAGAAAGACTCAGATCCTGAAAAAGGTGTAAAGATTGCTTATTCATCTGGCTCAAATCCCAGCGTGATGAGTATTGTTATGATGGTATGTGGACCAAAAGCCACATTAGATGAATATCTTAAATGCTACAATGAAAAATTCACCTATGTAACAGGACTTAACAATGCTGAGATAGCATTGAGTTTTGCCAGAGGAGAGACCAACGTAACAAGAAATCCACCACCAAAATGGAATCTAGAAATCAGTCAACTACCAGGAGCTGAATTTTGGTATAGTCATGGTATATTGGATTTAAAAACAGGCAAGATTGTTAAAGATCCTAACTATCCTGTAACATTTGAAGATGCATTTGAAAAAAGATGGGGCAAAAAACCATCTGGAGATTTCTATGATGCTTATCTTTTATTAAGAAATCACAGAGATGTGTTTCAACGAGTGTTAGCTGTGAAGAAAGACAACCCAAATCTGCCAAAACTAAGATCCACTCTACAAGCAACAATCAATGATGCTGAGAGCGGAAAAGTTTTTAAAGAGAAACTTGGCGATTATCCATGGCACACTGGAGATGAAGTAATGAAATTGTTTGAAATACTTAAAAAACAAACCACTGATAAAAATTTAAAAACATTGGTTTGGTGGCACGAAAATGCTTTCAAACAAAAAGTAGTTTATAAACCTCAATTGGCAAAAAACTAATATGTCAAACGCACCAGATCCAACACAGTACGAGAGTAATTGGGAATATACCAAAGTTACTAGTCGATACCATTTTGATCCATATCAAACTGATCCAAGATGGGACACTGTGATTGGACTGGGACGTTTTTCTGGAGATTGGGACGGAGAAGTAGACGACATAATTAAACATGCTCGAGCCATCAGCTGGAGAACGAGACAATTCAGTGCCAACTCCGAATATGCTAAATCTCCCATGATCAAACAAGAAGAACACGATTTAGAAAAAGCAGGAATGAATCCTCAACACACTCTATTTAGAGTGAACGACTTATCAGAATTTCCAACAAAATTAAAAAAGATAGCAGAGATATTTCAACTGGAAGAATTAAAAGCAAAAATACACGTTCAGTTTCCAGGAGAGCTGTTGACCACACACATAGACAAATTAAACACTCTTAAGAATGTTAAGAAAGAAAACATAATTAGAATCATGATAGCATTGAAAGATTGGGTGCCTGGACACTTCTATCAGTATGGTAACTTTCCTTACATACAATGGAGAAAGGGCGATGCACACACATTCGCTTGGGAACATGTACCTCACATGACTGCCAATGCCAGTCTTGAACCTAGACCTATTATGAATTTAATTGGTGGTGTAACAGAAAAAACTCGAGAATTCCTAGCCCACTTTAAAGAACAAGCTGTTGTAGAAATTTAATCTTTACTCTTGTGGATATTCCGTGCCGCTGACTTTGCGAGCGATATGAGCCACATAGTTGGTCATGCTGTGATCACTGAAATTCTTAAATGATCCTCGTTTGATGCCCTTCCATATACCTCGGAATTTGTCTTTGATTCTTTGCCAGTAGGTAAATTCTCTCACATTACCAAAAGTATTAATGTATCTAATATCTCCATGATGTACATAACCCATGATAGCCAGTGGTACACGTGTGACTACGTCGGCATTGTTCACCCAACGCCAGTGTGGCACATGTAGATTGTTCACAAAGCCTCTCCAACCTGCTCGTGGAGAACCGTAAGTGAATATAGCACCAATCACGATATGTGGAGCATGATAAAAACATCTTGCGGCGCATAATGTGGTCATGGCAGCACCTAGACTGTGTCCAGTGAACCATGTCATTTTTTCTGAAGTTTCGATCTGTGCTTTGATACCTGCCCAAATTTTATCTGCTTCTCGTTTGAATCCTAAATGCACTCGTCCCATGGTTTGACTGCGTACCGGCAGTGCATTCATATCTGCTGCCAAGTCAGAAAATTCTGTGGGTTCTGTGCCTCGACATGCTACCACTAGATCTGTAGCAGTTTCAAAAGTGTAACCTTGAGCACCTTTGTAATCAAAGAAATGCACTTCTGTAAATCCTATTTCTCGGGCCTGTGCTGTGGCTTGTTTTTCATCGTTGTAGGCTATCATGCTGAGTTCAGCAAACAATAGACTCTGTTGATAAACATCTAATTCTTGTATGGTTAGTGTTTTGCTATTCTGTATCAAGTTTGTGATCATACTGTATTTAACTGTTATATGGGTATTTTTGAGCATAGACAACTCACATTATTATGCTATACTGTAAGTTAAATACTCATATGCAAAAAAAAACTCGCAGTATCCTGGAAGAATTAAGCTCAGTAAGAGTCAATAAAGAACCAGAAAACTTTGTTGAGAGCAGAGCGAGTCACATCATTGATTCTGCAATCAATCTTGTAAACTATATCAGAGAAAACTTTGATCAAGAAACTGCATACCTATTAGAAAAAAAATTTAACGCAGCCATAAAAAATTTAGACCCAGATAAATTCAGCAGAGGAGTTACCAAAATCAAAGAACTCAAAGATGTTAAAAACAGTCTATCGTTAAAAGAGGGTGAACTCCGCGACGAGGACGAATAATGCTGATAGAAGAAGTACTAAACGAGTTTAAAAGAACTCATCTGCAACACATAGAAGATATCATTCTAACTGACGGTCATTCAGGTGGCCAGAGTGTGATAGATTATTTCCAAGGTATACTGCAAACACTGCAAGGATCGGCTGATCAACCCATCAATGTATCAGTTAAATGGGATGGAGCACCAGCCATAGTGTGTGGTATCAATCCTGAAAACGGCAAATGGTTTGTGGGCACCAAAGGTATATTTGCTAAAACACCCAAACTGAATTACACCAAAGAAGACATTGCTCGTAACCACGGCACAGATGATCTAGGACAAAAATTATTAAAGTGTCTGGTGCATCTAGAAAAATTAAACATCCAAGGCATTGTGCAAGGTGACTTTATGTTTGATCGAGACACTCTCACAAGACAGAGCATGACAGGAGAGAATTACATAACTTTCAAACCCAACACCATCACATACGCAGTGCCTGAGAACAGTGACTTGGGTCGACAGATGTCCGCAGCACAAGTGGGTATCATATTTCACACCACCTACACAGGAAATACCATAGCCAATCTAAAAGCTCAGTATGGTGCTGATGTGGCTGCATTCACTCGCACACCCGATGTATGGTTTGACAATGCCACATATAAAAATGTCAGTGGTACTGCTAACTTCACAGCGGAAGAACAACAACAATTCACAGCAGGCATAGAGCAATTAAAATCCTTATTGAACAGTGTACCAAACAATCTTTCAGCCATGCTGGGAGTGAACAAAGACTTCCTACCTTTCTTTATGCTATTCATCAATGATCAGATACGACAAGGCAAGATACCCACAGATACCAATCAATATCTAAAAGATTTTGCACAATTCTATCAAGGCAGAATGCAACAACAGGCAGCAGGATTGAAAGCACAGAAAGCTCTGCAACTGAGACAGCAGAAGATGAAAGACATGCCTGTGTTCCTAAAACAGATGCAGAAGCCATTGGCGGCTATGATGGCATTCTACAAAGAAGTTATTGCACTTAAAAATTTAACACTAGCAAAACTAAACAAAGCCACATCTATTGGCACATTCGCACAGACAGATGCAGGATTAGAAGTGACTGATCCAGAAGGATTTGTAGCAGTGGGCACAGCCGGAGATGCAGTTAAGTTAGTGGATCGATTGGGATTCAGTAGAAAGAATCTAACTGCGATCAACAAGTTTCAAAAAGCCTAACACAGTTTCATTCACAGCACTGGATAGAGCCGTGTTATCAAAAAACTTATTGTAATTGTGTTGTCTAATTGACTCTGTTTCTCTATAGATTTTAGATTTATCCACAGTGCGAAGATAACGACACAGAGATACTATCTTCTCTATTCTTCGATCAGGATTCTGTTCCGTATCATAGCTCTCGTCAAACACAGAATTAAATGTGCGGAATCCTATCTCCCGAAGTTTTTTTAGATATCCGTAATTGCCATGCACCACAAATATCTGCTGTGCTATAACAGGTTTCCACAGTTTTTCTGTAATGAATACATCGTGATTATTATCGTTGGTTTCAGACACTAGATTAAAAGCCGAGTCATTGAACTGTGGCTCATATATGTCTTGATCACTGCCATATCGCGGATAATTGCTAGTATCTACCCAGGGTAATTCATAAGAGCTATCCAATTTAATTTTATAAGGAGGATCTAAAAAACTGATTAGACTACGATTCAATAGAGATTCTTTTTGTAGAGCATCAAACAATTTTCTTCTATGTGTTCTAGATTGTTTATTTAGATAGAGAAAATCATATTTTTTATCTGTGTGATTGAAGTTATATTTTTTATTTGTATGTTTGCGATGCATTAAGAACCAAAACCAACTGATACTACCTGCCCATGTGCAATATTTTGTATCTTGAAGATATTCTTTATAATATTGTCTATCCTGCAGGTTCTCTTCAGATTCCCACGGTTGTGCCAGTATAAAAGAGAATCCACGATCTTTTAAAACTTTAATTCTACGCTCTACTTCTTGCCAATATTCAGTGTTCTGCCAAAGACGATGATTCTCTCGACGATGATCAATCAATGCAAATAATCTATCATATTTTTTTAAATTTTCATTGTGCAGAGTATAATATTCTCCATTGCACACTATCTCTTCATTGGGCAAAGATGATAGAGTAAGGAACTGCTCAAGATCCTGGTGATTACCGGTTTTCATTAGATCTGTAAGAAAGAAACTCTTAGTAGTCATTTATTATATGTATCTCTATAAATATTGTCATGATAGAATGTGTATGTGAACGATGCAGTTGTGAGCATCATTGCGAAACTGAGTGTTTTGAATGCTTAGAATGTGGTTCTTGTGCTTGTGAGCATTGCAAAGACGAAAAAGAGAGCATTCCATCTGAAAATTAATATAGTACAGTAGAATTTACCAATCTTTGATATAAATACTTGCAACAGATCCACTGAGCGTGGATTTGCCATTTAACAGAGAAAAAAGGAGAAAAAAATGGCTAGTTTAACAACTACAGCAAACACAAAAACAAGTAATGGTTTAGGTCCTAAAACACGAATTTACAGTGTTAACAAAGGAACTGGATCTCACACTCAAAGTGAATTAAACACTTTAGTGCAAAAACTTACTGCTGGTATCACAAAAGATGTATCTGATGCGGTAACAGTAGCAGGTATAGCTGGTACAGTTGGAACTGATCCGTTGTACATCGCTGTACAAGGAACAGGAGCAGTTGACGTAACTAACGAAGCTTACGTAGCTGATATCCAATTAGCACTTGTTGCATCTTTTGATAACTCATTCTAATTAATTTAGAATAGAATCAATCATTGAAAGGGTGAGCATTTATTTGTTCACCCTTTCTTCTTTTACAGTAAATAGTAATATGCACACATATTGTATTACCACGCTGGTGGACATCACAGAGAATGGAGTGTTACGCAGTCAATTTCCATTTAAAACCAAGAGTGGAGAACTGGTGCATGATGCTGCCACTCTTGCCATTGCTCGTAATCAACAGGCCAATTTTACCACACTGTTACAATTACTACAGATGAGAAGTAACATCGATTGGGAATCCACCCCTAAGAAACAGATGGATAATGTAGTGAACTGGCGTTTTGGATCTGTGTTCGAAGGTCGTCATGCCATATGGCAGTTTGAATGGCAGGTGGAACAATCTGAAGTTTATGCTTTCGATGGTGATCCTGTGGGCGGATTGATAGAAGATTTTGATCAGATACCCATAATAAATTTTTGCAAAGAAACAGCCGCATTTCCTAAGAATGTTTTTAACACACAAGACCCACGTTATATAAACACCTACTTTACGAAAATAACAGTTTAGAATAAATAATGTTACTCAAGGCACAAACAGCACTAATAGGCTCAACAGGAAGCAATGGCAAACATACAGGCTCGGTTAAGAGAAATACGTACACAAGTAACGGAAATAAAACGAGAGTTGAGAATATTAATGAGTGATTTAGAAAAAACAAATTTAGAAGCACACGTGGACCTTTGCGCCGAGCGTTATAAAGGTTTACACGATCGTCTTTCTGCGATTGAAACCAGTCTTAAACGACTGAGTGATGATGTATTAGAAGGACAAAAGAGCCAGAGCAAAACTCTTATAATGACTGCTGGCACTGTGGTAGCAGGACTACTCAGCACCATAGTAGTGGTATTAATGAAAATCAGTTAATCTATATAAAATGTACGTACACATATCTCGCCATGTGCGAGTATTCATCACTGAAAAGCAACATCTGTTCATTCACAAATGGCAAGACCGAGAACATTTCTTGCAAAGTGAATTACCAATTGAAGAAGCTATCACAGCCAAAACACTGAGTGACAAAGGCATAC